GTGTCCGGCGGGGGTGCCGTAGACTTTGACCCACCCCCCGGGGCCTAGCCTCGGCGCCGTATGCCGGCGGCTCGCTCGTCCGCTGTCTTCTTCTTGTGGCAGGGCTTGCAGAGGCCCTGCTTGTTCGCTCTCGAGTCCCACTCTTCGGCGGGCACGTCGTCCCGGATGTGGTCGACCTCTTCGCTCGCCCTGGTCCGGCCTTCGGCCAGGCAGATGCGACACAGCGGCTCCTCGGCGAGGATCCGCTTGCGATCGGCGACGCCAGCTCGGCCGCGCAGCCGGCGCTTGGCGTTCTTGCCTGGCCTCGCCCAGCTCTTCGCCGGAAGCGGTTTGACGAACGCGAACCTGGGCGGCTGCGTCGGCACGTCAGCAGATCTCCACGCCCAGGCGCCGGAGCTTCTGGTCGATGTCGTCGATGCGGTGCCGGAACTCGAGCTTGATCGTCGGCGCGACCATCGTGACGAACTCGGCCGACATATCCCAGCCATTCACGCTTATGCCGACCTCGCCATCACGGCGCTCGATCAGCAGCTCGCGTTCGCCGGCCAGGGCTTGCACCTTGGCCAGGTCACTGAGCTTCACGGCTTGAGCGTGCCGGCCTGCTCCGCACGCTCGATGTAGAACTGTTCTTCACCCTCGCTTCGGCCGATGCCCAGCTGGGCAAGGGCGACGCCATGCTTCCCGTCCAGCGACTTGAGCAGCAGCGTCTTGTCGAGGCTGTACTTCACCCGGACGAACGGCTTGGCCCAGCGCAGTGCACGCAGCGCCTCGACGACGTCCTTCTCCTCGCCCTGGATGACCAGGGCTGGGCGTGCCGAGCGGCTGCCGATGATGCACCCGCCGAGCTCGATCGATTTGCGCTTGCCCTCGGTGAGGGCGGCGGAATTGGTGGACCAGAACAGCTCGAGCGCCGCCTGGATATCGCCCATCTGCTTGAGTAGCGGGCCGGCCTCGGCGTCGGCCGAGGCGTTCGCCTTGGCGATTGCCTCGCTCCTGACCGCTTCGACGATCGCCAGTTTCCCGTCGAGCTCGGCATAGCGCTCGAGCATGCGGGTTGCCGCCGGCAGCGATCGGGGAGTCGCGGTCATGCCTGGGCGGCCTTCTGTTCGCGCAGCTGGGCGAGCTCGGCGAGATCCCGCGCCACTTCTTCGAGCCACGGCTTCGTGACGCAGGCCACGCGGCCTTTCGGCGGCATGGCCTCGATCGTCTGGCGGAGCTGGTCGCGGTCGACCATTACCAGGCGGCTTTCCCGCCACGCTGCCACCTGGGCGCGTTGCGAGGCGTGCCCTCGCCGCGGAAGATGGTGTGCAGCCCGTCGGCGATCGCATGGGCCTCGTCGGCCAGGCGATCGTACTCGCCCTGGGAACGGACGCAGCTTGCGTCGCGCAGCAGGCTGTCGAGGCGGTCGCTGAGCCTGGTCAGCGCGCCGATCTCGCGAATGCTGGCGCCGCCGCCGCGGACCGGACATGGAGCGCTGGCGGCGGCGCGGCGCGCACCGAAGCGCGCGCGTTTGACCTCGAGGGCGAAACGTGGGGGCATTCGCTCTCCTCGGGTCGTCACGGCCTCTCGGCCGGAGTGAATCGGGAATCAAAAAGGCCCGCCGGGCAGGGGAGCCGACGGGCCTTCATGGAACCAGGTCTGCGGGGCGCGCAGTTGTGGCGGGGTCGTTTTGGCCTATTCTGTGGCCGAAATGGCAGTCCCTTATTCGTTACCTTAACGGATTCGGGACACCAGGCGGGGGAGATTCGAATGGAGTATGGCAGGGAACCGGCGCCGAAGCCGATTTGGAAGTCTGCTCACGCAACCGGCGACAACCTTATCGTCCACCTCGATCGGACCGAGCCAGCACTTCACATTGCCGTCATACCGCGCGAGGTGCTCGAGGACGTGACCAGGTCAAGCGAAGGCGAGCTGAACGCGCTTGAGCTGGCGGGCCGCGAACGAGTTGGCGAGGCAATCGAGAAGGCGTGGGCGCGCGATGATCTCAAGGAAGCGCGCGAGGCTATGGGCAGCGGCCTTCGCAATATCCAGCTCTGGGTGACGCTCGACGACTTCAGTTGAAGCCCAGCACGGCGGACACAGTTCAATCGACGCCAGCGAAAATGTGGTCATGTTGACGGGCTCCCGGAAACGAGGAGCAGACCATGCCCAAGCCGCCGAACTGGATCGCCATCATCCGCTGCATCGCAGCGATCGCGTTGATGCTGAAGGCCGTGCTCGATCTTCGCTCGAGCCTACATTGGCCCTAACGCGGCGGAGACGTCCTCCGCCGCGTTCGTGAATCGCTAAGGGGAATCGGGCGGCGATACCCCGACGCCGGGTCTGCCGTACCCCGATGCTTACACGCGCTTGTCGAACGGATAGCCGGGCGGCCGCATCGTTATGCCGTAGTGTTTGATGAGCCTGCGAACGGATTCCCGGTTGGTCGCAAAGCGCTCGGCGATCTGTGTCGTCGACAACCCATCCCCGACGTAAAGCACCGTGAGACGAGCTTTGCTCAATCGATCGCGCAATTTCGCCACGCCGGGCCACCTAGGCCGCCAGCCTCGCATGGGCAATTGCCAGGTCCTTCTCGTCGACCTGCTTGAAGGCCAGGCTCAGCGCTTCCGGCCACAGGTCCAGCGCGTCGATCAGCAGGGTCAGCGCTCTCTCGTTGCCCATGCGATAGCGCTTCGCGACAACGGTATAGCCGGCAGGCTCGCACACCAGCATGTCGAGCACCGGCGCCGGCTGCCGCAGCCGCGCCCGCCACCAGCTGTAGGCGACCTCGCGCCGCACCTGTCCCAGCGCTTCGAAGAAGCCGCCGTCCCCGATCCGGGTGACGTCCACCCGCGTCTCGAGGCTCGCCGTGCGGATCGAGACATCGCGGGCAATCCGTTCGGCGACGAGCGCGATCTCGACGGCCGAGGCGAGCTGCTCGCTGTCGATTGTTCCGTTCTTGTAGAGCCGGGCGAGCGCGCCTTGGTTGCAGTGGGAGGCATGCTCGTGCGTCTCGGGCGTGCCGTCGTTCTTGTGCTTCCAGCGCTGGAGCAGCTCGGCGCGGCTCTTGCGCAGCCGGCGTTCACCTGCCGCAATCTGCGGGTGGCGTCGGGCCCAATCTCGGCGGTTGAGCTCCTGCAGCTCGAGGCGCGCGCGCTCGAGTTCAGCTCGTCTGTCGGCTTTACTGTTCTTCCCCACCGGTCCCCGCACTGTCCGTTTCGCTGGGGTTAAAGTCCAAAACCGGCAGCAGCGGCAGTCCCTTATCCGTTAAGGGTGGCTGGATGATCTGGCCGCCGTCGGCGATCGTCCAGCCCATTGCCGACAACCGCACCAGGATCTCCGGCTCGCTGAGCTCCTCGGCCGTTTCGACCAGCCGGATCCCGCGCGTCTTGCCGGCGACGATCTCGATCATCTTCTCGGTCGACAGCTGGTGCACCAGGTTGTTCGCGCGCTTCTTGCTGATATGGAGCGCGGCGGCGATCTCACCCTGCGTCGGCGACGCGCCCCAGCGGGCATAGAAGTGGCGGATGAACGCAAGCGCCTGCAGCTTCCGGCTCGACATGGTCGGCGAAAGCCGCGCCAGCTCCGGCCCTGAAAGGGCGAACTCGATCCCACCCGGTTCCCGCATCACCGTTTAACATAATACAGTAATGCTGAATTTCCCGCTACGGGCGAAGGACTACGCGCACTTTCGAACGATTCCGGTCCCAGGTGTGCCGGCGACCAGCACCGAGCGGAGCTGCGCGACAGACCCTGTCGGCGTCGGCAGAAAGTCCCAGCGAGCGAACGGGGTACCCTGCAGGCTGAGGCGCGTAACCCAATAATGGTCGCCGTCGTTGGTGACCGGGTTGTTTCCGTCGAACGCGCCTGCGGCGCACAGCGCGAAGTCTTTCGAACTCTTCGTGCTCGGCACGGTCAGGTCGACAGCCGTGTTGTAGATACCGGTCGACGATACCGGGACGCAGCCCGAGAGGGCAAGCATGAGGAGAAGAGCAGGTACCGGGTTTACTTTCATAATCCCTCCAATCTGCGACCGAGCTCGAGATTGCCGCAATAGATGTCGGCGTACAGCTTCGCGTCCTGATACCCCTTCGAATCCTCGGCCTGCTCATAGGCGGCCTGGACCGCCCTGTAGGCGGCGCAGACATCGTCGCCCGACGCGCCATTGTTCTTGAGGAACTCCAGATGCTGTTCGGCCTGCTCGATCTGCGTGGGGTGGAAGTGCCTCCACATGGGTATCAGCAGCGGGCCTCCGATGACCAGCGAAACGGCGACCGCAGCGATGATGTAGCCTACCCGTTCGCCGCGGGAGGTCCGTGGCGCCTTGGCTTCCGGATCCGGCTCGTCTGCCATAACCCTCAGGTGGACTTGCAGTGAAGTGTGGCTTCGAGCGGAATCCCCATCTCCTGGGCGGCCTCCCAGTCCGCTTCCCGCATGCCAATGACTTCGATGCACCACACTTCGAGCGTTTGCCGGTCACCGACGTCGTCGCGGATGTCGATGATGGAGCCAACCGGCGGCAGAGCGGGGAAGATATAGAGACCTTGGGAGGCCAGCTCCTCCCCGACGTAAACGCGCGCCTTGATCATCTCACTCCCCCTTGTGCCGGTACCCGCGCTTCGAATCGTGCAGCCTCTCGGACCTGGTCGGATTCTTCGCCATCGATCGCGCGACCTGAACCAGGGCACGCTTGTCGGCCGGTGACACCTTTTCGAGCAACCGCAGGATCTCTCGCGTCTCGCTGTCGAGCACCAGCACGTTGCTCATCGGCGCGCTCGCTGCGGGGTCGTCCGTCTCGCCCGTCAAATATGCCGGCGTGGTCTGCAGCTCGCGGGCGATTTCATGGAGGTGCTTCGACCCGCGCGAATTGCCCCGCACGAGTTCATTGATGGTTGACTGACGCAGGCCAACGCGCCTGGCGAGCTCCGATTGGGAAATCTCGCGCTCGGCAAGAAGTCTCTCGATCCTTTCGCCGATCACCATGCTTCCAATCTACCGGAGGTCCGATAGCGAGGATGCATCGATTTTCCGATTGACTCGGAGTATCGGAACGCCGATAGGTGCGGCATGGACGAGTCGAAAGACACCCCCCAGCTCACGCCCCAGCAGGCGCTCAGCCTGGCGGTGAATCGACTCAAAGGCCAGTCCGCGATGGCCCGTCTTTGTGAGGTGGCGCAGTCGACGGTCTGGGAGTGGCTCGACCGCGATAAGCCGCTGCCCGCAGAACACGTGCTGAAGGTCGAAGCCGCGACCGGCGTGTCGCGCCACGATCTTCGCCCCGACATCTACCCCCGCGGTCTCCAGGATGGAGTCCCCTTCCGCGATGATCCGCTGGAAGGCCCTTTAGCACCGTCGCCCGACGACCGCTCGTGCGAAGCAAGCGAGGAATCGCAACCGAAGGCGGACGCGGCATGAGCTGGCCAGCTTTCACGCCGGGACCATGGGCAGTTGACCAGCGCCTATCGATGTTTGTCACCACGGCGGTCGACGAGAGTGGCGATGTAAGGAGCATCGCGCTCACGCATTTCTACGATAAGACTGTCTCCGTTTCGAAAGAAGAGGCTGAGGCCAACGCCCGCCTAATCGCGGCCGCGCCGGACCATGCGGAAATCTGCTGGGCCATGTGCATGGCAGCTGGTCTTTGGGAACCGTGGGGCGACGGCCGCGGCGAGTTCATCCTCAACGGGCTGCGCTTCATCACCAAGCTCGACGAATTCAGCGCGCCGATCGTCACCCCTGCTCTTCGTGCGCAAATCGCGAAGGCCAGGGGTGACTTCTCTCTCCCCAGCCCATCGTCCCACTCCCAAGTGTGCGGTGGCGGCGCCGTCGGCGGTACTCAGAGCCCCGCCGGCGGCGCGTTCGATGGAGGCCGCGCATGACCAAGCGTCGGCAGCCGCTCACCTTCGAGAACGCGCTTAGCAAGGTCGCGGGCCATATCGGTTGGCAGCGCACGGCGGAGATCGTCGGCCAGGCTGAGCGGACCGTTCGCAACTGGTCGGACCCCGATACGACGGCTTCGATCACGCTCGACGCCGCGCTCAAGCTCGACGTCGAGTTCCACCAGGCTGGAGGCGAGGGCGCGCCCTTCCTCCTTTGCTACGCGACGCGCATCGACACCGAGCGGCTGATGGGCAGTCCGGAGCGCCAGGCTCTGATCGCCGGCGCCGCGCGTTCGGCCAAGGAGGCCGGCGAAGCGATCGAGGCGATCCTCAAGGCGGCGCATGCACGCGCGAGCCTCGCCGACGTCGCCATCGCAAAGCGCGAGATCGAGGAATCGATCGGCGCGCTCACCAATTCTCTCGCGACGCTGAGTGCGCGCGAGAAGGCGCTCAAGGCGCAGGACCGTCAGGATGAGGAGGACGAGCGCGAGCTCGCCAGGGCGCCGGAGGTCGTCCAGCCGATCGCAAGTTGAACACGGGCCCGCGTCCAGGGCGCGGGCTGGGAAGTGGGAAATCAGAACCGGCGAACGCGTGCGCAGCTCGATTCTGCGGACGCTCTCGCTTTGCCCGAAGAGGAGGGCCAACGATGTTGCAGACGGGAGATATCAGGGAGGAGCTGCAGGCTGCGTTCCCGCACGCCGATCTCCATTCCATCGATTGCGATTGCATCGGCTGCCGGATCACCGATCCGATGACCGCCCGGCGCGAGCGGATCGTCCGGGTCCAGGCAGCCGTCCTCGGCGCCGCGATCGTCGCGCTCTACATCGTCGCGCTGTTCCTGGCGCCGCAGATCCTCGCCGCCCTCCGCTCGCAGCCGTCCCAAATCGAGATTTCGTCGCCTGCCACGGTTGGCGTGGCGGGGCCGGCCACAAGGAGTCACCGCTGATGGGCCACTGGGGACGAAGCCAGGCAGCCAGGAAGGCGCCCGACGTGGATCTGACCGAGGGTCCGATTCCGCACAGCGCGAGCTGCTCGCGGTGTGAAACCCCCGTCATCCTTGCGGGCGGCAACCTGCCCAGGGGGTGGCTGCTGGTCGAAGGGGAAGCCGTCTGCCCCGATTGCGCCTGGTCGAATGAAGCGACCCAACGCGCCGAGACGATATCGAAACCCCGCCACGTCGCGATCGGCAACGAGGGCACGCGGTACGGCGGCTGCAGGATCACTCACGAGCTCGTCCGCGGCGGCTTCGTCAACCTCGGGATCCGCGGCGGCTGGCGCGCCCCCGACAGCGGCCGCGACGAGGCCGCATGCTTCATGCTGAACGCGGCCGCGCTCGACGAGCTGATCATCCACCTTTCGAGCATCAGAAGGGAAATGCCGCATGGCTGACGGCACGGTAGCAGCTGACCAGCTGCGCTTGTTCATCGAGCGCATCGAGCGCCTCGAGGAAGAGAAGAAGGCGATCGGCGACGACGTCCGCGACGTCTACGCCGAGGCCAAGGCCAACGGCTACGACCCGAAGATGATGCGCGTGATCGTGCGCCTCCGAAAGCTGGAGACGCACACCCGCCAGGAACAGGCCGCGATCCTCGAAACCTACGCCAGCGCGCTCGGCCTGCAGGGAGTCCTGCCGCTATGACCGCGCGCAGCGAGTCCGGGGGACTGGCGAGCACGGACATCGACCGTGCCGACACCGAGCGCCGCGTCACGCAGATCCTCGTCGAGCATCTCGGCGTCGAAGAGGCCGACGTGGGGCCGCATGCACTGCTCGTTCCCGAACACGACGCGCAAAGCCGCAAGATCGAGCCGAGCGAATATGTCGACCTCGGCGCCGACAGCCTCGACGTCGTAGAGATCGTCATGGTCGTCGAGGACGAGTTCCAGATCGAGATCGCCGACGACGAGTCCGAGCCGCTCAACAAGGCCACCGTCGCCCAGCTGATCGACCTCGTCCACGCCAAGCGCCTGGAGGAGGCCGCAAATGCCTGACCTGGCGAAAGCGGGGGGGGGGGGGGGGGCGAATGCGATCCTCTCGAACGACGGCGGGAAGCCGGTCGCAAGGGCGCGGCGGTCAGCCTCGCCAGGCGCCGCGCCGAGAAGGCCGAAGGCATGGCCTACGCCCGCGGCTGGGCGGCCGGAGTCGCGGCCGGCCGGCGTCTGTCGGCGGAAAGGCCGGTAGCGTGAGCGGAATCCGCACCGCCGGAGAATTGCGTGGCTTCCTCGCGGATGTCCTCGTTGGGATCCGCGACGGAAAAGTTGACGTCGAGGAGGCGAAGGCGATCTCGTCCGTCGCCGCGCAGATCACAAACTCTCTCGCGGTCGAGGTGAAGACGGCGCTCGAACTTCAGAAGATGGGGAAGGACCAGCCTGTTGCCGGTTCGATGCTTATTGCATCGCCGACATCTGCCGCGCTCGAAGAGCCGACATGGTGTGAGCAGTGCGAGAAGCGCGTCACCGGCTCCCAGGCCAAAGCCTGCACCGACGCGCACTGCAGGGGGCCGAAATGAGCCGCCTGTCGGGAGCCGAGCGCCAGGCGCGCTGGCGCAAAAGAAACAAACAGCGGATCCGCGCCTATGCGAAGGACTGGCACCGTCGGGAGGCGTGGCGCCACCGGCAGGAAGTCAAGGATTGGCGTAGCCGGAATCGGGCCAGGCATCTTCTGCAGCAGGCAAAGCTGCTGCTGAGCCGCTCGACCGGCCTGCATTACCGCAACGTCCCCGAAGACCTGGCCGAAGCCAAGGCGCTCCAGCTCGAGATAGCGCGCTGGGTTCGCGAGGTGGAGGCGCTGTCGCAATGACTCTCGAGCGCCACGACGCCTGGAAGAGCTGGGAGCTGCAGGTCCTCTACGACCTGGTCAACGAGAAAGACTGGCTCGACGAGGCCCGCGACCTTCTCCGCGCCCGTTCGCGCAACGCGATCGAGACGAAGATGTGTCTCCTCCGCCAGGAGGCCGGGATCGTCCCGAAGTCGTGCGGCCCGAAAGCAGCCGGCGCCCGCCTCGCCGCCGGAAAACGCGCGGCCGAAGGCAGCCGCAAGCTCGCTGCCGCTCTGCTCGCTCTCGACGAGTCAGCCCCGCCGCCAGAGCTCGTCCAGGACGAAGAAGCTGCGGCGGTCCTTTCCGAGCACGAGCGCCGGGAGGCCGACACCCTTACCCGCGTTCACGACGAGCTGCTCGAGGGGCGCATCGAGCTGCAGCTCGAGTTCTTCGACGGCCCACTGTTCGAATGGAGGCAGGCGGCGTGAGACCAGCAAGTCACGGCGAGCATGAGACGCGGTTGATCGGTGCACCCGCAAACTGGAATCCAGAAACGGACGGCCCGTGCGGCGCTCTCTCGATCTGCGATTCGCCCGACGATCGCGGGCACAACTGCATGATTTCGCGCTGGGAGCTCGAGGACGGTGATCTGGAGAAGCTCCAGGCAGGCGCCCCGATCTTCCTGTCCATCCTCGGCCAGGTTCACCCGGCGGTGTGCGTCTATCTCGGCGATCCTCCCTCGCCCGAAGCGACGGAGGTCGAGGAATGATGGATCCCCGTCGTTCGATCATGCACGCCGCGGTCGCTTCGGGCGGCGTGTCCGCGATCCTGATGAGCACCGCCGTCAACGACAGCGGCGCCCACGCGCGCAAAGCGGCCGAGGACTGTCTCGATCCGTTGCTTCGCGCCACCGTTCACGCGATCGACGCGGCTGAGGGTCTCCCCCGAAGCCGGCAACGCGCCGAGCTGCGCGACGTCATCACCGATTTTCTCAGCAACCAGGCGAGCCCGGAAATCGAGCTCGAGGCAGCGGCGTCATGAGGATCGTCAGGTTCCTCCTCTCCTTCCATCCCGATCGGGATCCGCCGCCCTCACCGTCCAAGCGTCGCGCGCCGCCACAGCCCGAGCACGAGAAGGATTGGGCGATCGGCGATCGCGCGCGCTGCATCATCGTGCCCGGCGGCCGCTGGATAACCGTCGGCGAGGGCGAGCCGGCTAGTGGACCCGGGCGAGGAGCAATCCTCCGCGTCGCTCATCTCTACGGCGACGAGCTTTCCGTCTGGCTTTGCTTCCGGGAGTTTCCCCACGTCAGCTACCCCGCCGGCCACTTCCGCAAGCTGCGGCCGTGCTCGACCGACTTCCGGGAGCAAATGCGGGCCACGGTTGGCAAAGGTGGGCCCGCCACAAAGGCTCCCACACGCCTGCCGGCGCCCAAGGCGATTCCGGAGCTGGTCCCGTGATCGCTCACGGCTCGCTCCCCTGCACCCGCGCCACGGATCCGGGGATGCGCCGCGCCAGGCTCACGGCCGCGCGCGGCTTTGCGCCGCACTCGGTGCCGCGCGTCGCCATCCTGCTCGGGCAGTGGGACGGCGGCTCGATCGTCGGCTCCGCCGGGAGGCGCTCCTCATGAGCGAGCTGCGCAAATTGGCCGCACAGTGGCTTCTGGGCTTCGCAATCCGGCTTTACCGGCCGATGCCGAAAGACGTCGTCGATGCCTTCGTCGCTTTACTCGCGGCCGTCCAACGCGACATCCCTCCCGTGCGAGGGCGCCGCTCATGACCTCGCCTGGCCCTATCCCCAACGAGGCGCTCAGCCACCACCTCGCCTTCCTCGGCAAGACCGGCAGCGGCAAGAGCAACGCCGCCAAGGTCATCGTCGAGAACGCGCTCGACGCTGGCGAGCGGGTGTGCGTGCTGGATCCGACCGGGTCCTGGTGGGGGCTGCGCCTCAACCGTAGCGGCAAGCCGTCGAAATATCCGGTCGTGATCTTCGGCGGCCTTCACGCCGATGTCCAGATCGGCCGCGAGCACGGCGCTGCGGTGGCCGAGGTCGTCGCCACGAGCTCCACGCCGGCCGTGATCGACACGCGGCTGATGACCGTCGGCGAGCGCACCCAGTTCTTCACGGACTTCGCCCAGACCCTTCTCCGCAAGAATCGCGGCCCGCTTCGCCTGGTGATCGACGAGGCGCACGTCTTCGCGCCCCAGGGCCGCGTCGCGGATCCGCGCAGCGGCGAGATGCTTCACGCGGCGAACAACCTCGTCAGCCTCGGCCGCAGCATCGGGCTGAGGATCATGATGATCTCGCAGCGGCCGGCGAAGCTCCACAAGGACAGCCTCACCCAGGTCGAGACGCTAGTCGCGATGCGCGTGATCGCACCGCAGGACCGCAAGGCGATCGAGGAATGGATCGGCGAGTGGGCTGACAAGGACCAGGGCAAGGAGATCATGGGCTCGCTGCCGTCGCTCAAGACCGGCGATGCCTGGGTGTGGTCGCCCGAGATTGGCTTCCTCGAGCGCGTCAGCTTCCCGCTGGCCAGGACGTACGACAGCGGAAAGGCCCCCACCGGGGACGAGGCTGGACCCGAGCTCAAGCCACTCGACCTCACCGCGGTCAGCGAGCTGCTCGACAAGGCCGCGGCCGAGCTGAAGGCCAATGATCCGCGCCACTTGAAAGCCGAAGTCGCCCGCCTGCAGCGCGAGCTCGCAGCGGCCACCAAGGCCGCTCCAGCCGACAGCGCTGATCACGGACAAATCGCCGCGCGCGAAAAGACGATCGACTTGCAGCGTCGGCGCATTGCGGACCTCGAGTCGGCGATCGACACGATGAACGATCGCATGAACGAAGTTTGGAGCCGCTTCTCTGTCCCCGTCGCCGACATGCAAGAAGCGCAAAACGTGTGTTTCGCGGTCCGCAACCGCATTCTCGCGCCATCGCCGCGCAAGGGAGCAACCGCTGCAGAATCCCGAGCGAAAGCCGGTGCTGAAGCTCCGCCCACGGAAACGGGCGGCGTGGAGCCGGTGAGTAGGCCTGCCGGCGGGCGGTCACCGGTCTCCGGTCGCGGACCGGGCGGTGTCGCTGCGGTGCCAGGGGAAGCAGAACGTCTCACTGGGCCGCAGCGGCATTTGCTCGAGGCCCTGGCCTGGTGGGCGCTTATGGGTCACGACGCGCCCACACGAACGCAGCTCGCCGCCAAGGCCGGCTGGACGCCCAAGGGCAGCAATCTCCGCAACCGGCTGTCGGAGCTCTCGCAGCTTGGACTGGTGGAATATCCTCGCACCGGGCACGTGCAGCTGACGTCGGCCGGAACGACCGCCGCTCCTGCTCCCGATACGGGCCAGACGCTGATCGAAAGCATCGAAGCGGTGCTGACCGGTCCCCAACGCCAGATCTTCGACAAGTTGCGCTCAGGCGATGTCTGGACGCGCCTGGATCTCGCTAACGCCATCGGCTGGGAGCCGGCCGGATCGAACCTCCGCAACCGCCTGTCCGAGCTCAGCCAGCTCGAACTCGTCGAATATCCCGCCAAGGGCGAAGTCCAGCTGCAGGAGTGGGTGCGATGACCTGTCAGGTCATCACCGCGCCGGGCGGGGCCACGGCGATCGTCTGTGGGACTCGCCGACGACAGCGCTGCAAATGCGGCCGGCCGGCGGCGCTGCTGTGCGACTGGAAGGTCCCGGCGAAGAAGAGCGGCACGTGCGACGCGCCGATCTGCGATCGCTGCACGACATCGCCCGCGCCGGACAAGGACCTCTGCCCCACGCGCGCGGCCGAATTCGCCGCCTGGAAGGCGAAGCGGGCATGAGCGCCCTCGTATCGCCGCCCCAGCCGTCGATCGGCGACCTTCCTCAGCGGCCAGGGCCGGAATGGCAACGCAATTGCGGTCACAGGCCCAGCGACAACTTGAAAAGGATCCGGGTGCTTCTTCGCCGAGGTGACGAGCCGCAATATGCCGACGAACTCAATCCGATGGCACCACCCGGATGGGCCGCCGATACTACCCGCTGGTCGCTGACCGGCTCCCCTTTCGATGTCGCCTGGTACCTGCCGCTATGACCGCGGTCGCGACCAAAGCCGCGCACGTGCGCTCGGCCGGCCAGACCCGCGCGCACACCTGCCACTGGCCGGGCTGCGATCGCCAGTGCCCGCCGGCGATGTGGGGCTGCAGGCAGCATTGGTTCACGCTGCCGGCCGAGATCCGTTCGCGCATCTGGCGCGCATACCAGATTGGTCAGGAACAGACCGGGCGGCCGAGCCACGCCTACGTCGCGGCCGCGCACGCGGCGCAGGAATGGATCCACGCCAACTTCGAGCTCGCGCGGCCGCCGGCGGTGGAACAGGCGGAGCTGCCGCTATGACCGCCGACTCCATCCTCGCTCGCATGGACGCGGCGCTCGCCAAGGCGGAGGCGCAGAAGCTCGAGCCGAGCGCCTTCTACTTGACCCGGGAAGACTGGGACCGATTCAACGCCGAGCTGTCGGCCGACTGGGGCTCGCCCTGCTTCGGCCACTCCTGGCGCAAGGTGCAGATCCGTGAAGGGAAGGAGTCGAAGCTCTACACCTGGCACGGGACCGGCATTGCAATCCCGAAGCGGGCGCCCCCCGTCGATCGCCGCCGCAATCGCGGCCAGCGCAAGGCCGCCGCCGAGATCGCCCAGCAGCCCGTCGAACGAAAGCGGCGGGCATGACGCGGCCGACCGGCGAGGATCTCTATCAGGAGCTGTGTGCAGCGGCTGCAGCTGCCAGGGTTGGCGTGCGCACCTATGCCGCCGCGCTCTATCCGACCGGTGACGCCAACTGGAAGCTCGAGCAGCTCCGCATCGCCCGCCGGCCGCAAAAGGCGACGATCGAGCGGGTCAGGGCGCTCATTCGCGGGGAGGAGCTTCCGCCGCCGGCGCATGCGCGGCCGGGCGACTTCGATCGCCGGTACCAGCAGCACACGCGGGCCGAGATCGAGGCGATGGGCCTGCCGCCCAGCGGCCGGGCGCAGCGCGATCTGCAGGCCGTCGAGCAGCAGCGCCGGCGCCGCGAATACACCGAGCTGCTCCGCGAGCTGACCGCGCGGGTATACAACGATCGCCGGCCGGGGCAGACGATCGCCGATCGGGTCAGCGAGCTTCGCCAGGATCTCGCGGCATGAGCGCGCTCACCAGCTTTGAGCGGGACGATCTGCGTCGGATGGTATCGTGCGTGGTTTCCCTGCGCGAGGAAGTCGGCGTCAGCCGGATCCAATCCGACGCCCGGTTCAGCCAGTCCGGTCTGTCGGGCGTTCGCGGCGCGAGTCGACGGGATATCTCGCGAGCATTGCGAGAGCTCGGATGGCGGCGCGATGGCTGGATCGGAATCGGTTACGATCGTGAGCCGAGGTACGTTCGGTGACTCCCGCCCCCGAGCTCCGTCCGCTGATCAATGCCCTTGCTCGCATCGCCGAAGCACGGGACTCTGCTCGCTCCAGAAAGGGAGTCGAGCATGTCCACAGATACGAAGCCGCGCGCCCGGCCGAACGAGCCAGGGGCTAGGTTGGTGAGCCGCGCCCTCATCTATGCCCGCTACTCGTCTGCGCTGCAGAGATGCGCGTCGATCGAGGACCAGGTGCGCATCTGCCGCGAACGTGCGGAGCGCGAGGGCTGGCCTGTCGCCGGGGTCTTCCACGACGCCGAGATGAGCGGCCGCGTCCGCGACCGGCCGGGGCTCAACGCGCTGCTCGTTGAGGTCGGGAAGGGTGACGTCGTTCTTACGGAGTCGATCGACCGGCTGTCGCGCAAGGGCGGCGATATCTGGGAGCTGTTCGACCGCATCGATTACGCCGGCGCGCGCATCGTCAGCCTCGCCGAAGGCGACGTCGCCGAGCTCCACGTCGGATTCAAGGGCACGATGTCCGCGCTGTTCCGCAAGGACCTCGCCGACAAGACCAGGCGCGGGCAGGTGGGGCGGGTGCTCGCCGGCCGCTATCCGGGCGGCCGGGTCTACGGCTACCGGCGGGTTGCCCGCTTCGACGAGCGCGGCGAGCCGATCCGCGGGCTTCGCGAGATCAATCCGGACCAGGCGGCGGTCGTCGCCCGAATCTTCACCGAGTTCGCGGACGACCGCTCGAAGCTCGACATCTGTAGGCGGCTCAACCGGGAAGGAATCCCGGGTCCGTCCGGCGGCGCCTGGTGCGTCAGCACGATCGGCGACATTCTGGACAACGAGCTCTACCGCGGCAGGCTCGTCTTTGGGCAGGAGACCCGGGTCTACGACCCGGACAACCGAAGACGGCGGCTTCGCCGCACCTCCCCGCAGAGCTGGACCGTTCGCGACGTGCCGGAGGCCCGCATCGTCAGCGATGCTCTGTGGGAGGCTGCGGAAGCCCGCAAGCGCCGCCAGCACCGGCTCCGGCCGGAGTCTCATCGCCGGCCCAAGCGGCTGCTGTCGGGGCTGTTGAAGTGCGGCTGCTGCGGCGGCAATTACATCGTCATCGGCCGGGAGCAGTGGGGCTGCAGCCGCCGCCGCCAGCGCGGCGACTGCGACAACGGTCGCACGATCGCCACCAGGCGGCTCGAGCGCCGCGTGCTCGCCGGGCTGCAGACCCAGCTGCTGGCGCCCGAGGCGGTGCGTCAGGCCGTGCTGGACGCCCACAGGGCCAGCCAGGCGCGCATCGGGGAAGCCGAACGCGACCGGCGGCTTGCCGATCGTCGGCGGGACCGGGCTGCGCGCGACGTCGATCGCCTGGTGCGCGCCGTCACGGACGGCGGCAGCGAATTCGCCGAGATTCGCGACGCCCTGACTAGGGCGAGGGCCGAGCTCGAGGCGGCCGAGACCGCCATTGCGAATTCGCAATGCAGCTCGGTCGTGGCGCTCCACCCCAACATCGCCGACGAGTATCGGCGGTGCGTCGAGGAGCTCGTCGAGATCGTCAACGGCGATCCCGACGACGAACCGGTCCGCGACGCGAGACGGGCCATTCGCGGTCTGATCGATCGCGTCGTCGTCAGCCCGGCCGAAAGCGGCCGCGGCACCACCATTACGCTCGAGGGGCGGCTCGAAGCCCTCCTCACCCTCGCCGGCGGGCCGCCGGTCAAACCCGGACTCTATGATAACGAGCAGGACCCGTTGGGGTCACCAGCGTTAGCATACAGTCTGGTCCGCGGTCGTTGCTGAATGCCGATGGCCGCGGTCAGCCTGAAAGGTCGACCTCGTGTCTCCCAAGGTGAGTGGGGGCGCCGCAGCTGCGCGCGCCATCGGAGAACGCCGCCAAACGGCGGTTGGAATCGGCGAAATCCTCAGGGGCTCTCCAGGAGGGCCTAAGCCGCCAGGGACGCGGCGAACAGGCCAGCCGGTGCGGCGCAATAGCCGCCACGCCGGCGAGCGCGAGGATCGCATCTGGCGGCCGCTGGGCCGCACGAAGCGCGAATGCTTCCGCTTTCGCGACGAGCTGCTCGAGACGGCCAAATGGTACGACCGGAGCGGCAAACAGCCTGGCAAGCATAACGGTCACCTCGGCGGCATTGGGATCGAGGTCCTCGAATTCCTGCTGAAGCTGGTGGACTTCAAGACAGGCCGTTTGGAGCCCGCGATCGACACAATCTGTGAGAGGATCCGTCGATCGCGGGCTGCCGTCGTGAGAGCCCTTGCCCGTTTGAAGGAGCATGGGTTCCTCGACTGGATTCGGCGAACCGAACCCACGGACAATGTAGGCGATGCAGGCCCGCAAGTCCGCCAGATTCCCAACGCTTACGGCTTCGACATCGCCCGACTTCCGCGCGCTTGTGCGGCGTGGATCCGCAAGAAGCTGAGCTCGGGACCGCCGCCGGACTGCGAGGCCAGCCGCCGCGCCGAGGATCGTGAGAACTTCGACGCGATGCTCGACCAGGCACCGGCCGAGGAGCAGGCGCGTGTGATTGTCGGCGACGGCGCCCTGGGGGATGCCCTGGCCTCCCTCGGTCGCTCGCTGGACGAGCGCGAGTTTGACTAAGGGCCAGAGTCCCGAGGTGGAGGATGATAAGGACGCGCTTCGCGCGGCGTAATTGATCAGAGCGGGTGCATTGCCCCGCAAACCGCACTGGATCCTGCTAGCGCCGCTTCTGGCGCTAAAGTCGCATGGGCTCCCCGAGAGGGAGCGCGGCAAGATCCGTACCAACTAATCTATTACCGCTAGGTATAGCTCAGCCCTTCGGATCGATGAGATCAGCCCAGCGCTGGAACAGGTCGCGGAGCCGCTCGAGGTGCTTCGCTCGATTGTAGGCGGCTTCGACCTTTCCCTTCTTTCCGACGTGCGCCAGCGCCTGGTCGATCAGCGCCTGGTCGTCGGGATAGCGGCCGTTGAGGATCGTCGAGAAGGTCGCGCGCCAGCCGTGCGGGACGTGCCGGCCGGCATAGCCGGCGGAATCATAGAGGTCGCCGATCGCGCCTTCTCCGATCGGCCGTCCGCGGCGCCGGCCGGGAAACAGCAGCTCCGTAGGGCCGGTGACCTGGTAGAGCTGCAGGAGGACGTCGATCGCCTGCCTCGACAGCGGAATGACGTGCTCGGCCGAAGGGTCGGCCTTCTTCACCTTCGTTAGTTTCATGTGTTCCGGCGGGATTCGCCAGAGTGGACGAGTTTCGGTGGGATCAGGCTGATTCCAGTCCACCCCCTCGATCTCGCTGCGCTCGGCGAAGCGCAGCGTCTTCATCCTGGGCGCGGTCAGCGCGAGGAATCTGGACGCCAGCTTGGCGACGATCGGCGCGTCCAGGGCGTCGACGTCCGCCATCAGCTTCACGCCTTGCGTTAAGTCGGTAAGCGCCGGCTGCGGCCGCTGGACCGGCCGCGGGCTGAGCTCGTCGGCGATCGCGGCCGCGGGGTCGACCTTGCAGGCCTTCAGCGGGATCCCGAACCGGAAGACGCCGGAGATCCGCTCGCGCAGCCGTCGCGCCGTTTCGATACAGCCTCGCTCCTCAACGGCCAGCAGGATGTCCAGCACCTCGGTTGCGTCGATCGACGCAGGATCCTTGGCGCCGATCGCCGGGAAGACGTCGCGCTCGAGGCTCGCCAGGACATCCTCGGCATGCTCCGGAGACCACCGGCCGCGCCGGCGCTCGAACCAGCGCCTGGCGAGCTGCTCGAACGTATTTGCATCGCTGGAATGCATATTATTCATTCCTCCGCTGCGCGGATCGACGTTGCGGTCGAGCTGGTCGCGGGCGCGATCACGCCGAATCCTGGCGTCGGTCAGGCTGACATCAGGCCACGCGCCGATCGTCAGCAGCTGCTCTTTCCCCTTCCAGCGGAACTTCATCTGAAAGGATTTGGAGCCGCTCGGCCGAACGAGCAGGTGAAGCCCGCCCGAATCGTGGAGTTTATACAGACGCGCGGAAGGCTCCGCGGCCTTCACGGCAGCGTTGGTCAGCATTAGGATCTCCGGATGACAGTCAAAGAAGCGATCGAGGCGCTCAGACGCGCTGGCTACGAGGTTGAATCTCAGGAGCCTGTTGAGGCCGAGTCAGAGCCGGTTTTTGTGCTCTACCAGGTGCCCCCGCTCGGCTGTGCGCTGAACAGTGACGAGCTGATCAAGCTGGCTCATCGCCACGGCCGCTGGCCGCCGGCCTTTGAACGATCACACACAGCCGGACCAACGTTGCGCCAGCCCGGATGCACCTGTTCGGCGATCGCTGCCGCTGCGGGCAAGCACCAGGAAGGATGCCGGTTTTTCGCCCAGCCTCGGAGCTAACGCGGCGGACACGTCCTCCGCCGCGTTCGATTCATAGATTGGCAGTTTTCCGCCGTTTCACGTGAAACCGAGCGGCGGCCAATACCCCGACCCATACCCCCGCGCCTGGCGCAGCTGTGCTGCCCCCTGCGCTGACTCTCGAAACATTCCGTGAAAAGGGGCCTCGCCGGCCCTCCCGTTGACTTTTAAGTCAACCGCGGACGATCAGCTCGCCGACCCGCTTTCCGGCGCCGGCCGATCTCGTCCCGATCGCATAGGTCGTCTCTACCGCCTCGAGATCGAACCGGCCGAAGACTTGGCGGGCGCCTGGCGTGTCGTTGATTGACAGGATGAACTGTCCGCGGATTCCGGAGAGGAGCTCGGCCAGCTTCTCGAAGTCGACGCGGCCGAACGTATCGCCATAGTCCTGCTCGCAGCCCCAGTAGGGCGGGTCTAGGTAGAATAGCGTGCCAGGCCGATCGTATCGTATGACGAATTCGTTATATGGCAGCCGCTCGATCTGGACCGGCGCCAGGCGCTCGTGCAGCTCCTCGAGGACCGGCCCGAGCCTGGTCACGTCGAATCGAGCCCGCCCGTCCATGACCATGCCGTAATTGCGGCCGACGACCTTCCCACCAAACGCCGTCCGCTGCAGGTAGAGGAATCGCGCCGCCCGCTCGAGATCTGTCAGCGTCGACGGATCCGTCTTCATCAGCCGCTCGAATCCGGCCCTGGTGGTGAGCTGGAATCGCAGCATGTCCATGAACGCGACATAATGCCGCTGCAGGATCCGGAAGAAGGTGGTGACGTCCTCGCTGAGGTCGTTGATGACTTCGCACTTCGGCCGCCGCGATCGGCGGAGGAAGACACCGCCCATGCCTACGAACGGCTCGCAGTAGGCGACGTGGTCGATCGAATCGATGATCTGGCAAAGGCGGCGCGCCAGGTTGCGCTTTCCACCCAGGTAAGGTGCTGCCGGTACCACCGGCTTAACCGTAGTCGTTGAGGATTCCATGAGGGTTGAGGTCCGAACTTGCCCCCGCCCGTGGCGCGGGTGCGGGGCGTTGCGGCTAGGCCAGCCGCGCGTGGCGAGTGCGAGCTCGCCGGCGATCGCTGTTACAGCAGCGTCGCCCCCGCTCGGCTCGGCCGAGCAGGGTAAGATCAGAAAATCCGCTTGTACCAGGGCTCGAGCTGGCGCTTCGCGCGCTCGGCCGCCTCGTGCTTCTTCCGCTCGCAGGTGGTGATGATGTGCTTCGTGCCGGCCTTGTCGGCATTGGCCTTCTCGAGCTGCCCGGTCTCGGCGAGCTCGAAGTCTCCGTGCGACGCCTGGCTGGTCCCTGGCGGAGCCGCGTGCGGCGTCGCCGCCCACATGCTCTCGGGCACGTAGTCGCTGCAGTCGTCGTTATTGAGATCGGCGACAGAGATCGTCGTGCAGGCGGCACAGGCCAGCAGCAACAGCGGCGTCGATCGCCGGATCCATCTGCTGGCCCTTGTCGGCTCGATTGACCGCATTCTGGTTCTCCTTCACCGTCCGGTCGACGGTGGTGTGATATTCGTAAGTCCGGGTGACGGTATTGGCGGCCTCGATCCCGGTTTCCTTGGCCGCCCGCCCCTGCTCCTGGGCAACAACCGCGTTGCCATGCTCGTGCTTCGCCTCGACGTTTCCGAAGATCGCGATCTGCAGTGCACCGATCAGGCGGGCGGCGATGAAAATCGCCACAAGGCCGGAGATTACGTAGGCACCGATCTTCACCGCGAGCGGCAGTCCCGTGAATCGATCCTTCAGCTTCACGCGACACCTCCCTCTTTCGGCCGAACGGTCCCGCCTTTGATGACAACGCCATCCAGGATGTCGGGCCGGACCCGGCCACATTCATCGACGTAAGCAGCAGCGTGGAAGCGGTGCGGAGGTGATTCCGGATGTCGGTCCCGGATTATGAGTGCGATTATGAGCAGCGCTGCGTAACCGGCGATAGCGAACGCCACAGCCAAGCGAAGCGAACGCGTGGCAAGTTCTCGATCGCTGGTCATGATGTACCTCTCACGCACAGATCGCGCTCTGCGAGCCGGCGCCTCACCAGGCCGGGGTAGACCTTGCCTTTGGCGGTGACGTACCAACCCGGGAACAGCTCGCAACCACGCTTCCAGTCTCCGGCGTTGATCGCCTTCACCATGCGGCTCTTGCAGACAGCGTCGGCGCCGGCGTTGTAGGAGGCGTCGATCAGGGCCGCGAAGACGAACTTGCGCTCCGGCAGCGTGATTCCCTGGACGCATCGGACGATCGGCGGGGCATAGTCCTTCGCCAGGCGGGCCCTGAGCATCGCTCCGCACTCGTCGGCGCTATAGACGCGCATCTCGAGCTGGGTCTCGCCATAGCAGACAGTCTGGATCCCCGCCGGGTCGCGATAGGGGCTCGTCCGCAGGCCCTCGCTTGAGCTCGTCAGCGGAAGAACGACGGTGCACGCGGCCGCAATCGCGGCGGCGATCTTCTGCTTGCGCGTGAGCTCTGCGGGTTTGGCAGTGGCGCCGGCGCGCGACGGAGCGATGACCTCCGGACCGACCTCGCCGACGATGGCCGCATCGGGCTGATCGGCAACGTGCGGAGTTTGCTCGCAGGGCGCTCCGCGGCCGTAGAACAGCCAGGCCCAGAAGCTAGACATCGGTCTTCTGCTTCACGACCCGCGACAGCATGGACAGGGCGAACAGCCCCATTCCGACGTAGGTCAGAAAGGTCGGCGGAATCACACCGCGGACTCCGGGCGGCATCATGTTCCAGACGGACAGGGCGCTGACCGGGTCGAACTGGACCCATCCGAGAATGAGCAGGCCGAGCGCGTTGAATCTGAGCGACCACCATCGCCACGCCTGGCGCGCGTCGTCGACCAGCTGCTCGCGCAGCCGTTCACTGATCTTCATCTCTTATCCTTGGCTAGTGGGCCACCGCTCGCCGGCGGCGAGGGGGGAATAATTTGCAGGGCCGTTCGCCGACGATCATCGGCCGCTTGGCTCTCACCGGGCCGCCCGAATGAAGCTGCGCCAGACAGGCGCGCTCGAGCGCATCGGCCGCGGCGTTTTGCCGGGCCTTGGCGACGCACTTATCGCACACGTCGATTCCTTCCTTCGATGACCATGGTCAGCGCGGTCATCACGCTGGCCAGCTTTTCCCTCGAGGCGGTTTCCTCGCGATCGGCCTGCAGGCGCTCTTCGCGGTGCCTCTGGAGTGCTTTGTCCTTCCGCTGCCCGTCCCAGACGAGGTAGGCGACCAGGCAGCCGGACACGCCGAACTGGCCGATGAGCTGCACCAGATCCTGCCAGCCCATCTCGGTCTCCCTTGAACGCTTACTAGCTGCCGATCGACCGCCGGCAGTGACCGGCGCCGAACAGCGCATCGATGAATCGCTCGCTGGCCAGCGCCCAGCGCTCGTCGGCGACCGCATGACGGCCGACCCACGAGCTGATCGTTTCGTCGGGATTCGGCTGCTCGCCGCCGGCGAACAGGTAGCACCAGCACCGGATCCAGCAGCCGCCGAGCTGGTCGATCGAGATCAGAATTGCGTGAAGGCACGCGGCGAACCGCCGCTTCACGGCAGCGCCGCCCATTCCGTCGCGACGTCGAACGCCTCGACGTCGGCGGGGTCGGTCTTTGCCGCGATCGCGTCCTTCAGCGTCCAGCTCTTGCCCATGATCGCCTTGCCCCAGGCCGCCATGTCGAGCAGCGTCTGCAGCCCTTCGGCATAGGTGCAGGTGATGGTCTCGTTCGCGGCCGTGCGGAACTCGGCCCCGGCCACGTCGCCAGCGCTCTGCTGGACCGCAGCGGAATAGCTCGCCTGGCTGGTCAGCCAGTTGGTCCGGTCGGTATTGTCACGCGTCTGCAGCGTGTGCCCGGCAAGAGGCCCGGATGACGGCGTGAATCCCGCCAGGAATTGCCCCGCCAGAAAAGCGTTCACCTCTTCGGATTTGCGGCGCTTCAGGATGTCGAGCGGCACGACCCAGGCCCCATCGACAAGCTCTGCGTCGGCATCTCCGGGAAGGTCGATGTCCGCGGCGATGATCGTGATGTCGCCACCATATTCGGTCGGGTCGAGAACGAACTGGCGCTCGCCGCCGGGTGTTTCGATCAGCGTGTAGTCGCCCATGTCCTAGCTTCCCGTCGCGGTCAGCGTGCCGCTGTTGCGGTAGACGTTGTTTGAGGTCCCGCTGACATCGACGCGCCACCAGACGAATTGGACTTCATAGGTCGTGCCGTTGGTCAGGCCGAGTTTCGTCTGCGTCACACTGATCGATCCGCTTTGATTTTGGGTCGGGTCGCCGGCATTGACGATGGTCTGCGCATCCCAGCTGTCTGAGCCTGCGGCGGCGATGTCGGCGAAGGTTCCCCCGACGACCCTCCACTGCCACTTGCCTTGCGCCCCGGTTACGCCAGCGGCGGTTCCTGGCGTGCGCTTGAAAAAGAGGGGCGCGCTGCAGGTGATCTGCCCGCCGCTGCCCGCCTTGACCTGCATGATTGCGCTGGCCGTCGCGCCCGTGGCGTTGTTCGTCGAAGTCACGCCGAGTGAGGTCGTGCTGGCGCTGGTGCCTCCGGTCCCGCCGGTGCCACCTGTCGTCGGCGGGTCGTCCTGGCGGATGATGTGGACATTCACGCTTCGCGTAATGCCGTTGTAGGTGAAGGTGACCGGGATAGTGGCCTCGTTCACCGTGAGAGCGGTGATGTTGAGGATTCCGGTGCCGGCGCCGATCGTGCAGGTGACGCCCGTCACCGCGGTCCGGCTCCAGCTTCCCGCGCTGGTGATCGATGAGAGGCCAATGCTGGCGGTGATCCCGACGTCGCGCGGCAGTTCGCCCGTCTTCACCGTTCCCGAGGAATCGGCGTAAATGATGACGTCCGCAACCGGATCGATGACGACGCCGGTCTTTGCCGATTGGTTGATGCCGCGCTGCATCGGGTGATTGCCGGCGGGATCGTAGACCGTGGGCGTGCCGGGAGAGACCGCGGCAGCTTCATTGTTGTCCCAGGCGTAGATCGCGGCGTTTTCCTCGACCGCGACGATCTCCGTCGCGCCCCAGCGGTTGATCTTCTGGCCTGCGCAGCGGAACAGTTTGGCGTTCCACCCGAAAGCCGCCAGCGTCAGCGGGAAGACGTCGCCCAGGCTCATGCCCCAAAAGCTCGGCTTGCCGGTGAAGCTGATCCGGCCCTGGTACTGGTTGCGCTGCAGGCGTTGCTTGGCGAGCCGCTGCGCCTGACCGTTGGATTGGACCATCGGGTACGCGACCGTGTCGATTCGGTCGATCCCGTCCGGTGAGGTGATCTTGACCTCCGGAAAATCGACCAGGTTGTAAAGCGCCTGGTCGGAGGGGTCGATCCGGGTTCCGCGGACGATGTTGAAGCTTTGCGCCAGGTCCGGCGTCTGGTCGAACTGGATTTCGCCCATGATGTCGCGTTCGTCGAACGCGGTCCTCCCCGACGGCGAGACCGGCGTCGCGAGATCGTTGTGCAGCACGGTCAGCGCCAGCTTCCCGCCGGCATCGCGCAGGACCGCGTTCATCGTTGCACACAGATTGTCGCGGACCGCTCCGGGATCGTCGCTTTCGCTCAGGACTCCATCACTGCGATAGCGGGCCTCAGTCCCGCCGCCGTTCAGCGCGATGCTCTCGTCGCAGGTGTTGGCGCCGATCTGGAAGCTCGGCAGGTCGAGCCTGGCCTTGGGCAATCCTTTCCCGACGGCGAGCTTGCCGCCGATCTTCCAGCCGAGCTCGTAGAACAGCTCCTGCAGGGCAGGATTGCGGCTCGCATTGTCGTTCCATGCCCAGGTCGTCTGGTCGTCGGCGCGTTGAGTCCCGGATCCGCCGGCGACCGTGCTGTCGAGCCTCGGATCGTAGACGAACGCGCCCTTGCCGCGGATCGTCATCCGGCTCGACACGCCGGACGCGAACGGGCTGTCGTTGCCGCCCTTGCCGTCGTCGTGGACCAGCAGGAACTTCAGCCGGAGGTAGGCGCAGCCGGTCAGCGTGCAGCTTGCCGTCCATACGCTGTCGATGGTGATTCCGTTAGCGCTGGTGCCTTCGAGCACCGCATTGACGGTCAGGAAGCCGACGAAGCGGCCCTGGGCGCCGCCGGCGGCCGTCCACGCTTTCTCGTTGTCCAGCCACAGCTCGTCGATCGACTGGACCTTGTGGCTGGCGACGCAGACGATCTGCTCGAGATATTCCTGCTTGGTTCCGGTGAACGCCTGGTATCGGACGTCGGTCGCCATCGCCGTGTTGCCGAATACGATCTTGCGCGGAGAGGTCGGATCGAGGGTCGCGGTCAGCCGGTCGGAGGGGCTCGTTCGCAGCGCCTTCGGTTTCGCCGGCCCCATCAGGAAGTTGCTGGCGACCATCAGGCCCATGCCGACGACGGTGGCGACCGAGATCGAGCCGAGGCCGGCGCCGAGCGCGATCGTGCCCAAAGGTGCGCCGACGCCGGTGAACATCAGGGCCGCGCCGACGATGGCGAGGCCGATGCCGAGCACCTTCTTCGACATCGCTATTTCGCCTTTCGCCGCCTGCGGCGGAGCTTCAGCTTGCCGCTATGATGGTCGCCGACGGCCCAGGCCTTCAGCCACAGCGGGCGCGGCACCTGCACCATGCCCTGGCGCGATCCCGTCGCCGGGTGCTCGCCGGCCAGGCAGAGCGCGAACGTCCCCATGCACAGCCCAGGCACCGCATGCTCGCCCCCCGGGACCGGGGCCGCGTCGGACAGCGATGGATCGACGAGCCGGGAAAGATCGCACAGCACCAGGTCGCCGCGCCCGGCGAATGCGACCGGCTTCTCGTCGAACAGGCTGTCGAGGATCTCTTCGTGGCTGCGGAAGCCCAGGGTGCCGAGATAGCGATAGGCGCCCGCAAAGCTGCGATACTTCCCGCGATGCCCGCGGCCATGGTCGACTCCGGTGACGGCTTTGACGGCCGCCGCCGGCATCAGCAGGGAATCGAAACGCCCATATTCGTGCGGGCGATCGAGGTTGGCGGCGACGAACGCGGCAAGCCGCGCTTCCCATTGCGGGTGACGGTCGGTCATCGCGACGCCATCGAGGGCCGGTCCCACCCGTCGCTGGCGATCGCGCCATAGGAGCCGCCGCCGACGCCGACGCCGTTGATCATCGTGATCCCCGGCGACATCCCGACGAAGCCGGAGCCGCCGCCGAAAAGGCCGCCGCCGCCCGGGAGGCCAACGGCCCCGCCGCCTGCCCCGGCCCCGGTATCCCGCCTGAGGCCGTTGGCGCAGGTCATCGTTGCCGCCGCGCTCGCGTCGGCCGCGTCATAGTCTTTCTGGTTGAGATACGATCGGTTTGAGGGCTGGCTGTAGAAGGAGAGGTAGTTCTCGAGGCTGAGCTGGATCGTCTGGGTTTCGACCTCCGACGTCAGCCCGACCCTGCTCATGTACCCGGTATAATGGGCGACGATCGCACCTTGCGGAGAGAGTCCGTCCGCATCGTAAATCTGGGACCACAGCCGCCCCGTCCGGCCCTGCCACAAGGTCTTGTCGCCAATGTCGGCGACCAGGGTCGCGTCGATGCTGACGATCCCGGACAAGGTGATCGCCAGCGACTCCGACCCGGTCTCGCTGTTGCTGACGTCGCCGACCTCGAGCAGCGGGCCGCCGAACGGCAGGAAGGTGAAGCCGTCCAGATCCGCATCGCCGGTGCCGGAAAAGGTGACCGGCTGACCGTAATTGGTGACCCGCAAGTCGTCCGTCCCGATGTCGAGCCAGATGAACCAGGCCGGCGCGAATCCGGGCCCTCCCACCGCGGCTTTGGCGGTGGCGTCGAGCTGGGGCATGACCGGCTACGCCGCCTGCAGGATCGCGGTGATGTCCGCGTCGGTGAAAGTGCCGTTGCGCTGGAAGAAGCCTTCGACGCGGCCGTTGATCTGGCTGGTGCCACCGCGATAGGCGCCGATGTCGACGGCCGTGATCGCGGGTAGCGTTGCCGCACCCGACGCGTCGGCTCCGATCACGATCGTCCCGTCCGGCTTCTTCAGCGCGATCGAATGGATGCCATTCTTGCGGCGCACCATCAGGACGCTGCGGCCAGCGGAAAACACGGAGCCGATGGTTGCGGGTGTGGGTTGGGCGATACCGCCTGCGGTCACGTCGGTTTCGAAGCTCACCCCGCCGAAGACGCGAGCGTAGATGCGCTCGCTGTCGGTGCCGTTCGAAAGGGTGAAGGCGAACGAGTCCGCCGTGTTCGGGCAATTAATAACGGCCCAGGCGATGAAGTCGCCGCTCAGCGACGTGCTGACCTTCAGGCTCGATGCGCCGATGCTAGCGGTCGCAGTCGTCGTCGCGATGACGGGCCCGCCGTCGGCGAAATTGCCCGCCAACAGCTGCCCCTGCCACACGCCGAGCGTGCTGGCGTTGTCGCCCGCATAGAAGGTGGACGATCCGCTCGCCATCTTCGCGACCGCGACCGCCGTGGCCGCAGCCGCCGGCGTCGTGAACACAAGCGCGATGCGCCACCAGCCGTTGCTGGATGCCGTCGCCATGGCGGAAACGAACGTCCAGCCCGACCCGAACGTGGCACCGGAAAGAACCGCGCCCGAGCCGAGGTCGAACACCGCGTTGACGCCGCTGGTGCCGGCCCCATTCTGGATGGTCAGCCCGGCATTGGGCGAGAGCGAAGCCCGCTTGACGAACAACGATAGCGTGTGGGTTGTCGACGCTGGGAGTGACGGCGTGGCCTGGCTAGCCTGATGCGCGCCGTTTGTCGTGTTTTCGGTCAGCGCCTCGCCCGTGAAACTGGCGTTGGGGTCGGCCTGGCTGGTGGACGTGACGGTGACGTTTGCTTTCGTCCAGCTGGCATTGTCGAACGCCTGGCTTTGCAGCAGCAGGTTCGTCGCCGCGACGTAGCAATGGAAACCATTGGTATCGGTGTTGGGCGTGTTCGCGCCGTAGAAATTAACGTCGCCGCCCGCATTGACCGAGCCCTGCGTGCCGGTCCGGCTGAACGAATAGCCGGCGATCGACGACAGTAGCGTCTGCCGGATGCCTTTGGCGAAGTAGCGCTGGAACTTGAACTGGAGCGACAGCGCAGCGGCGGCGGCTTCCGGTTCGTTCACCGCTTCTTCGACGGCGAACGCGATTCCGTACACCGCGCCTGGATCGACGCTCCAGCCGTTGCGCGAGCTCGTCATGTAGACGAATGCATAGGGATTCGCGGTCTCGACGGGCGTTCCGCCGTTCGCCGCTTCGCGAAGCTGCGGCTCGAAATAGACCCAGCCCGACCCCTCCTGGTCGGCGGTCAGCTGCAGCAGCTGGTCGTTGACCGTGATGAGCTGGCCCTCGAGCAGTGGCGTGGTGCACCCGGACAGCTTCATCGCCGTCGCGCCCTGGGCGGCGAGGGCCGCCACTCCAACGCCGCTGTTCGCGTTCTGCGGCCCTTCGGTTGCCGCGATCCGGAAGACGTTGAGGACGCCCTTGCAGCGGGCGAGGAACGATCGGATCGCCCTCACCTTGGCTTCGCCGGGGACCGGCGCCAGCTCCACGTTCCCGTACCACTTTCCGTTCCACGGGTCGGTGACCGCGGTCCGGCTCGCCGTGAAGCCGGACATGTTGGATTGGCCGGGCCGGTCGAGCTCCCACTTTATGCGCGCGATCGGCAACGCCGGCGTCCTGATCCTGCCCATCCGGCTATCCCATCAATTTCGGGCGGCCGAGCCGGGCCAGGGTCCGGTTCGTGTGATCGACCGAGAGCTTGACCGCGCGCCCTGCGCTCGCGCCGGCCACCGCCTGCACATAGGGCGCGAATTCCGGTGCATCGCCGAAGCCGATCGTGATCTCGATTGGCCCGCCGCCGGCGCCGCCCCTGCCCGCATTGGCAGCGCGCACGCCGAGCCGGCCCATGGCGTCGCGCCCCAAGGGCATGATTGCCTCAGGACCGGCCTCGCCCATCACGCCCGTTCTTCCGCCGCCCATCCCGAACAGCGTCGGCGAGCTCACGATTCCGCCGCTCGCGAACGGCACGACGTTGCCGCCGTCGAAGGCGAGACCCTTGGCGGCAAAGGTGAGTGGTGCGATCGATCCGCTGGGACCGGACCCGAGGCCGAAGATCGAGCTGATCGCCCGGAAGATCAGCATCCGGATCGTCATCTGGATGATGTCGGCGATGATCGACTTCGCGACGTCGTTGAAGGCGTCCCCGAGCGACTTGGTGCCGGTGATGACGTCGGTCAAAGCACTCGTCAGGCTGTCCAGCCCGCGCGCCTCGATCGACTGCAGCGCCTCGTTGATCTCGGCCGCGGTCTTCGGGACCTGGTCCGCCCAGGCCTCGAGCGGGCTCATTGTGCCCCTCAGGGTGCGCGCCTGGTCGTGCGCCTTTTCGGTCGGGAGGCGGTCCAGCGCAGCCTGCGCGTCCGCCGCGTCCTTGGTGTTGCCGGCCTTCTCGGCCGCGGCCTTGGCTGCCTCGAGTTCGGCTTTCTTCTGGGCGTACAGCGCGTCGAGGATCGCGAGCTCGATCTGGCGGCGCTCGGCGGCGGTGCGCGCCATCTCGTCGGCAAAGCGAAGATCGTCGATCTGGTACTGGAACCGCCGCTGCTCGGCTTCCGACTGTTCCCGGATCAGCTTGATCTGGCGCTCGGTCTCGATCGACTTCAGCTTTTCGACCGTGATCTCGTGCTTTTTGGCCTTCAGCGTATCGGCGTTCGCCTGGCTGATCTTGCCTTCCTCGACATCGTGATCCTTGGCGGCGTTGAACGCGCGCTCCTCGGCGAAGACCTGCTGCTCGGCGAACTTCGCCTGGTTGTCAGTTCCCTGGATCAGGTCGCCCTTGGCCCGGATCAGCTCTTGGTTGAGGCGGTCGAGTTCCTCCTCGAACGCATTTTGCTGGCGGACAGCCTTGTCGGCCGCGCTCTCGGCTGCGTTCTGGCCACGCACCGCGGCTCCGGCGGCGTCGGTCGCGAACTTGCCCGTCAGTGGATTGACGGCTTTCCCGCCTCGGCGGACCTCGTAATGGACGTGCGGCCCTGTCGAATCTCCGGATCCCGGAGTACCCTTCGCTCCGCCCGACAGACCGATGACCGCGCCGGCATCGAGCTGCTGGCCTTTGGTGACGCTGATCTTGGACAGGTGCGCGAGGCGGGTGATCGTCCCGCCTCCGTGGTCGATGAAAACGACGTTTCCGTAGCCGGGAAGACTGCCGGCCTCGATGACCGTCCCTGCAGCCGGAGCTTTGACCGCGGTGCCGACTGGGACTGCGATATCGACGCCTGCGTGCGTGTGGCCGGGGCGCTTATCCCCGAAGTGGCCCGTGATCGTTCCCTGGACCGGCAGGCTGAAGTTTGTGACCTCGCCGGTCGCGCTGCCGGCCTCTTTGGCCGCCTTCTGGACATCCTCGAGGTGCTTCTTCGCCGCCTCGAGCTGATCGTTGTAGGACTTGAGTGAGATGATCCCGGCGCGACGCTGCGCATGCAACCTTGCTTCGGTTTGCGCCAGGTCGTCCGTGGCCTTTTTGACCGGGTCGAGCTTGCCTTCGACGTCGAGCTTGCTGAGATCAGCCTCGTATCCCCGGATGCTGGACTGGGCGTCGAGCCAGGCCTTCGTTTGTCCGGCGATGATCTTGTCGAGGTTTGAAAGCCGGGCCTGGAGCTGGCCGAGCCGCTGTTGGGCATTTTCGACTTCGATTGCGGCATCCTGGCCGCTCGCCGGCGAAAACTGCGCCGAATCGACAATCTTTTTCTGTTGGTCGATCTCTTTCTGCAGCTGGGCCTTTCGCTCCCGCGCCTGCTTCAGCAGGTTCGCCGCGTCGGCCGCGCCTTTTTTCGCATCTTCGAGACTGGTCTGGAGCTTAGAGCGAGGGGTCTCCTCTTCCTTGTCGAGCTCGTCCTTCTGCTTCTGGATGGCCTCGGTGACGCCGTCGATCGACCGCTTCCAGATTTCGTTGGCGGCCTTGTTGTCGCGCGCCTGCTGGGCCTGCTCGCGCATCTTGTCGACGAGCTCGCCGACCTTGTCCCTGCTCGCCAGCAGCGGCGGAATCAGCGAGCCGAGGATTACGGCGCCCGTCGAGATCGCGATTCCCCATGGGCCGCCCAGGAACTGGAGGAACTTGTTGCCCTCGCCGCCCATCACCTGGAGCGCCTGGATGACCTGGCCGGATTGCTGGGCGAAGATCCGCGACGCGTTGACGCCCAGGCTCATCTGCTGGGTGACGTCGCCGATCTGGAACGACAGCTGGGTGAAACCGGCGCGGACCCGGCCATTGTCGTTGAGCGTCTTGCCCAGCCGGGCATGCGACTGGGCGACCTTGCCCAGGGCGGTGTCCATCGTCGCCGCGTCCTGGGTGACGGCCTTGGCGAGCTGGTTGACCGATCGCTGCGCGGTGGCGATGCGAGCGTCGACCTCGAGGATCAGCTGGGCGACGTCGCGCTGCGGCATCGTGAGCGTCTCCTATTTGCTGGCTTCGGTGGCAGGCGCGTTGATCGCCTCAGCACCTTCGATGGCGGCGTAGATTTCGTGCGGGGTGGACCGCCAGAAGGCGTCAGGGGTCCAGTGGAAGAGGGCGCAACAGACGCCGGCTAGCCGGCGCCGGGGATTGACGTCGTCGTCTAGTTCCCCTGCGCCTTCACTTCCCCCGAGGCGGTGTACCCCCCGCTGATCGCGCCCGAGAGCACGACGGTCAGCGCGCCCATGATCCGCGGGATTCCCGATTCGTAGATCATCGGCTCGAGTACGTCCGGCTTGGCGCCGAGATAGCTGCTCTTGAGCGGGTCGTCGGGATTCCCCTTCCCGTATGCGTTCATGAAACGAGCGACCGCGATCGCCATCTGCTCGAGCCGCATCCGGGAGTTGGCGGCCAGCCCGGCCAGGTCGAACAGGGAAAGGCCGGTCTCGCGCTCGATCTCGAGGATCGCCTCCATCGAGGGACGAAGGATGTATTCGGCATCGAGCACGATCGAGATCTGTCCGCGCTCGTCCACCTTGACGACCTGAGGCGCCGGCTCAGGCTTTGGCTGCTTCGCCATCCGGGACCCCCTCAGCTGCTTCATAAAGATCCGCGACGCGCACCCGGACAGGCTCGAGCCCGGCGGCGGCGATCGCCATGGCGAGCTCGCCCGTTGGCATCGGCTCCGCCAGGCACGCGTTGAGCGCCGCTGCGACGACGCCGGCGATCGGATAGCCGCCGAGCTGCGCGCGCATCTCCGCGCGCGACAACCCGGTGCTGGCGAGCAGCCGCTCCGCGTCGGGAGCGGCCGTCGTCAGCTTCAGCTTGCCAATGCGCATTACTGCAGCGCGTCGACGGTCGGCGCGGCGGCTGCGATCAGCGTGCCGGTGCACTTGACCGAATCGTTCTGGCCGAACGAGGTGTTGCACTCGCTCGCATAGACCGAACCGGTGAAGACGATGGTGGCGCCGGCCTTGATCTGGACGTTGAACGCCACCTGCGGGGTCGCCAGCGCCAGCGTTTCGAACCGGGTGTAGCCGTTCGCGTCGGGCAGGTCCGGGATCAGGTTGAACGAGATGCTGAGCGACTTCTGCCCGGGCGCGGACGTGGCATAGGCGCCGCCGTCCTTGGTCGAAGTGTCGATCGTGCCGCCGCTGCGGCTGACCGACAGGTCGTTCTGACCCTTGATCTCGTTGTAGGTGCCCGGCGTCGCGCTTTCGACGAACAGGCGATAATCGTTGCCCTGCTTCTTCATGGGCTTTTCTCCAATGAAAAAGCCCGCCGAAGCGGGCTAGGTGAGTGATGGGCTTGCCTCGCCGGGCGTACCGGCTTTGCCTTGCGGCTATTCGAATTGGGCGATCAGGCCGGTTGGACGAGCAAACGAAAGCGCAGCGTGTCGAAGAAGGTCTCGCCGTCTTCCATCAGCTCCGGATCCGCGTCCAGGAACTCGGGCTTCGAAAGCAGTGCGCCTGGCGCCGAGACCGTCTGCCCCTCGATCGCCGAGCGAATGAGCGAGCTCACCGCGTAGAGTTCGGTGATGTCCGGCTTCCTCACCTCGGCGAAGATGCTGATCGTCACCTGGTCCAGGCCGCCGTCCTTGCCGCCGATATTCTCGCAGCTCGCCGGTCCGATCAGCACCAGGCTTTTGTTCGCCGTTGGCTCCGTGCCCTCTTCCGGGTGACCCCAGACGTCGGCCAGGTCGGTCAGCGCGGTGGTCGCATTCAGAGTGGTATAGAGCGCGACATGCGCGGCGGTCCGGCTGTCGATCATCAACTATCCTTTGCGCCCGCTGCGGCACGATGCAGGATCCGTCCCCACAGCTTCTGGTAGGGGCGATAGATCTGCTCGCGCGTCGCGTTGTAGACGAAGTGCTTGGCCGCCATCGGCTTGATGCGCAGCTTGTAGGCCCCGCCGATCCCGGCTTTCAGCGAGGCTCGTTTGTACGCATTCGCGCGCACATTGAGGCCTGCGGCCCTCGCCCGCTGAAGAGTCCCACGACGCGTGACGATGATCGTCCTGCCGCGACGGCCGAACTCCTGGATCCGCCCGTAGAACAGCTTCCGGTTCTTGGCCTTGCCGAGGATCCCGAACCGCAGCCGGAGCGTCTTCGGCGTCACGCTATAGCCGAGCCCGGCGCGCAGTGCCCCCGTTTTGGTCGGCACCCGGGCATAGGCCCGGGCCAGGAGCATTTTCCCGGTCTCGTTCTGAAGATCGCGGACCTCGTCCGACACGCTGGACGGAAGCCGGTTCAGCAGCGACCGGAAATTGCCGTGGACCCTGCGGCTCACTAGCGCGCCCCGGTTGGAAGGGATGGGCGAGCCACAATCACACGCCCTGGGGAGCGAGCGTGTTGGCGATGATGGTCAGCCACTGTCGCGTGCCGAGCTTGTCCTCGGCCGACACGACGTTGAGCTCTCGGTTCGCGCCGGTCAGCCACACGACCTGGTCGCTGATGTCAACGTCGTCGCGATGGCGGATCGTCAGCTGGAAATAGCTGACGCCCTTCAGCACCTCGCCGATCACGGCCTCGCGGCCGTTGATCGACCGGACCTCGGCCGAGATCCCGACCGCCAGGTCGCTCCAGGCGCGGTTGAGGCCGCCGGTGTTCGCTTTCTTGGTGTTCGTCTGCCGGCGGATCGTGATTCGATGGCGCAGCCGGCCCGGATCCACCTCAGAACCTCCGGTAATTGGCGAGAAGCGCGGTGACTGCATTGGGCAGCTCGTTCACCGTGTCTCCGACCGCGATCGGCGCGCGATTGTCGTACCACTGTCCGACCAGCAGCTTGATCGCGTGCAGGATCGGATCCTCGATATCGGCGGCTGCTCCGAAGCCGGCCACGGCCGTGACCGTAATCGCGTCGTCGGCCCTGTAGACCGCCGGGAAACTCTGGTTCGGCTTTAGCCGGACCCTCGGCGAAAGGCCGTAGAGCAGCGCCTCGTAGACCGCCGGGTCCAGGGTCTGCAGCGTCCCGGTCGGATCCAGATACTCGATCGACGTGATGCTCGCGATCGGCGCGTCCGCCAGGCTGGCGAAGTCGCTGAAGCTCGAGCACCGCATCTCGATCGTCTGGGTAAAGAGCCGGATCCCGCAATACTTCTCGACGTGGATCCGCGCAGCCTTCACCAGGCCGTCAATGAGGCCGTCGTCGGCCGTCGTGCCATCGACTCGGCACTGCGCCTTCGCGTCGGCCGTCGAGATGGGCTCGTCCGTCGGCGGAACAGTGACGACGGTCTCGAGCCAGCTCATGCGCGGATCCTTCGCTGAGGTCAGCCGCGGCGCTGTGCGGCGCCGGACTGGACCAAGCGAACGGCTTCGGCGGCGCTACACGTGTGACGATCGCCGCGGGTGAGGCAGACTGTCGGACCGGAAAGGCCGGTCAGCATCTCGACCTCGACGTTGCCTTCGGAATCGACCTCGAGGCCGAGCTCGGCACAGGTCTCCTCGACGGACTGATCCGCCTCGGCTTCTTCCGAGGGAACAGGCTCGTCACCTGCAGAAGGCGTGTCGCCTTCGTTGGAGGTCGTGGGATCCTGCTCCGGCGAGTCCGGCGCCGGCGGATCCTGTGCCGGCGGGTCCTGCGCGGGCGGGTTTTGCTCCGCCGCCGCCGCGGCAGCCTTCAGCTCATCGACTTTCGCCTGGAGCGCGTCGGCACTCATCGGCGGCGGATTCTTGCCCGCAAGGGCGATATATTCCGCCTTCAGTTCAGCGAATTTGCTCATCACCACTCTCCTTTGCGGGGCGGTCTGTCAGGGCCGCCCGGGAAAAGAGAGGGGCTCCGCCTCGCGACGGAGCCCCAATCGTTCGAGTTCGCCGTTAGGCGAGCTTCAGGTGCTTCACGGCGCCGGCGTCCATGAGCTCGCCGTCGTAACGGATGAGCCCGGCCAGGCCGATCTTGGGCCAGAAGCGCTCGCGGACCGTGCCGATGAGCGGCGCGCCGACCTTGCGTACCCAGTAGCGGCTGAAGTCGCCGAACAGGACCGCTTTGTTGCCCGTCGCGATCGCCGGCATGTCGTCGTTGATCGAGTAGGGCTTGCCGAGCAGCGAGTCCGGCTGACCGATCTGGATGTTGCCGAGCTGCCAGAGGTAATTGCCCTGGCCGTCCTTCAGCTTCCGGATCGCCAGCAACGTGCTGTCGGCCATCATGAAGCGGCACTTCGGATTGCGCCGATAGGCTGCGTTCACCGAGTGGAAGAAGCTGAGCAGCTCGTCGGCCGTGATGGCATTGACCGCAGCGGCGGTGATACCCAGCGAGGAGGCGGTCACGATGCCGTTCGCCTCGCCCGCACCGCTGCCGACGGTCAGCTTGGCGTTGGCGCGCCTGCCGAGCCGCTCGCCGAGCGCTTCGGCAAGGAAGCCCTCGATGTCGAACGCCGAGTCCTGCATCAGCTCGAAGCTAAGCTTCACGAACGGCGTCGCGTCGACGTACGCGTCGAGCCGCTTCTGCCCGAAGACCAGGTCGCCGCTGTTGTCGTCGGTGATGTCCGTGCCTTCGGCGAGCGCAGCCGCCGAATTGGCGGTGTCGTCGTTCGTCGGGATGTCGAATTCGTTTCCGCCGCTCGTGGCGATCTCGCGGGTGATCCCGGGGTCGTACATCGGGCCGAAGTCCTTCATGGACTTCACGATCTCGGTCGCGAGGTCCTTCGGCACGGTGTAACCGCCCGCGGCCGCCGTTCCGGCCGTCTGCGTGCGCTGCTCGACGAAGCCCTTGCGGAGCAGGTCACGCTGTTCGGCTTCCAGAGCGCCGATATCGCAGCCGTTGCGCATGTAGGCGTTGAAAGCATCGCGATATTCCGCGTGGCGCTCTTCGGCGGTGCGCTGGTCGCCGCCGTCCTGGCCACGGACTTCGGCGTCCTCGCCGAGCGGGCGATTCTTGGCGCGCCGCTCCTCGGCTTCCCGCTCGAGCTTGGCCACCCGCTCTTCACGAGCGATGTCCTTCTCGAGCTTGTCGAAGTCGCCCATGATCGTGTCATGGCGCTGCTCGAGCTCGGCTGCGCGGCTTTCATCGGTGTTGGTGCGGATCTCCTCGAGCGCCGAACGTGCGTCGGCGACGAGCTTTTCCCGCTTCTCCTGCATTTCCTTGAGGGTCATCTCTGTCTCCTGGACATGAAAAAGCCCGCTGGTGGGCGGGCATGGGATGGCGGAAGAGCCGCCGGCCTCGGGTTCGTCGCCCGGTAGCTAAATGCCGCGCTCGATCTGCGCCTGGCGGGCGCGCCTCGCGGCGATTCGTGTGGCTGCGCCGGACTTGTTGTGCTGGCGGCGCTCGTTGCGCGCGCCCTCGAGGCTGCGCAAACCGATCTCTGTGTCGTCGTACTGGGGAAACGCGGTCACGGTGACCTCGATCAGGTCTACGTCGAGGATCGTGCGCTTTGGCGGCTCGACGGTCTCGTCCCACTCCTGCTTGCGAGTGCAGAAACCGAACGACATGCCGGTGATGTCGCCACGCTCGATCAGGACTGCGAGGTCGCGACCGTCGGTTGTGTCGGGAAGGTCGATTTCGACCTTTAGGCCCTTGTCGTCTTCTTCGACGCGGAGGGTCTTCGCGCTCATCCTTCCGATCACGCGGCCTGTATCGTGGCTGTAGAGCGCGACGACATCATTCTCGCGAAGCGAGCTCGCGAACGCTCCTGGTGCCACGACCTCTGTCCAGTACCCGCAGACATCGGTTTCCGAGTTGAAGATCGCCGCGTAGCCGACGATCGTTCGCTTACCGTCCTCGGCCACGGCTGCGCGGATCTCCAGGCTGCCGAGGTTGGCGCGCGTTTCGCGGCCGTCAGTCTTTGGTGCCGGCATCGGCATTGTCTCCATTGTCTTTGGGTGCGGCTTTTGCCGCCGCTAGAGCATGGGCGGTGCCCGCCATTTCGATCGGGACGGTCGCACCCTGGATGTAGAGTTTGTCTCCGCCTGGCTTGGGTGGGCGGTTGTCCAGTGCGCGCGCCTCGTCGGGTGTCAGAAGGGCGGTTTGAATGGCGCTGCCAAGGCCCTTGAGCCGGCTCAGAAGATCGCCGCGCATCAGGCCATCCAGATTGTGCTCGACGTAGCGCGAGCGGCGGCGCTGGCCGAACAGCTTAAGGTTGAGTTCGTCCTCGAGCGCCTTGGCCCAGTGGGCGATCGAATGTTTGACGAGCTGCAGATCCTGCTGCTCGGTGTTCGAAAACGTCCCGGTGCTGAGGTCCTGCACGAAGGCCGGCGGAAGGCCGTATATCCGGGCAATTTCCTGAATCTGGAAGAGCCGCGCCTCGGTCATCTGGCCCTTTTCGGGGTCCGTGCCGACGGGCTTCAGCTCGTGCCCGGGCGGCATTCCGAAGAATGGGTTCCCGGCCTTCTTCGCGAGATCGATTGCGCGTTGGATGTCCGCCTGGGCGCGCTTGAACGCCTCGATTCCTTGCGGAAGCGGTCCGGATAGAGCGAGGGGAGGAACTCCGCCGCTGGCGAAGAAGCTGCCCGCGAAGTCGTTCATCGCGATCGCCAGCGCGATCGCCTTCTTGCCCTTCGCTATCGGCCCGTATGCGTCCAGCTGGTTGGCTTTGAGCATGAACGGAACGTCGACGACGTCGGCTGCCGGATATTCCTTGTTGTCGAACCGGTAAATCTTGCGGCCGCTCTGCCTCCGCACCGAAGTCCGCGTCGGATCCATCGGCCATAGGCCGACAGCCGTGACGCCGGAGCGCTCGATCCAGGTGAGACCGCGGCCGCCGGTGAAAACCTGCTGCCAGAAATACTGGCGCCAGGCGAAGCTGCTCCACTCCGGATTCGGAGCCTCGTTGAGCAGCATCTGCAGGTCGCCGTCAGCCCGCACCGCCTCGCCTTCGGCTGTCTTGCGGTACGAATGGAGCGGCAGCGAGGCCATCGTGCGAGAGAGGAAGCCCACGGCGCCAGACACCGCCGGCACTTCGAGCGCCGTCTCGATCGTCACATGCGGCAGCGTCGCCTTGCCTGTGGAGATGCCGAAGAAGGAGAGTAGGTCTTCTGTGCTGGCGCTCGAAAGCGAGATCGTTGGGTTTTCGAGCGGGCTGGACCGTTGCTCGCGAGCAGCCCGCGCTTCCGCGAAGATCGGATCGTCCGGACCCATCAGGTGCTCGCTCCGGTCATGCTGAACTCAGGATCGTCCCAGGGCGAAGTGGCCATATCTTCCTCCTCGCCCTTCATCGCGACGCCCAGGGCGCTCATCAGCGCCACCGGGTTGTCGATCTTCGCCTCTTCGCGAGGCTTGTTCGGGTAGACGTTGTCTTTCTTGTCGGGCGCCGCGACGACGTTCGATATTTCCCATTCCATGACGGGACAGCCGCCGTGGGCGATCGTCCGCGCCTTCGTCAGCGCGTCGAGCTCCTTCATCGGCTCGGAGAAGTTGAGCACGATCGGTCGGTACTCGACGACCGGGAAGCCTTCCTTCGTCATCGTCGTAACCATCATCGTCGCCTGGTGGGGGTCGTAGGCGACCATCTCGAGCTGGAAGAAGTCCCGGACCTCGCCGAGCACTTCCAGGATCTCGTCGTAATCGATGATGTCACCCTCGGTGACGTTCAGCAGGCCCAGGCTGTCCCAGCCCTGGTAGGCGGGGACGAGCAGCACCCGAGCCGAGGGCACGAAGTAGAAGCCGATTCGGACATACGGGTCGTCGGGCGTTGCCTTTGCGCCGATCGGCAGGATCAGCAGCTCGAGCGCCGCGATGTCCACCTTCGACGCCAGGTCGAGCCCGGCGATGCACCGGCGGCCGCGAAGCCGCTCGAGCGCCATCGCCTCGGTCGCTTTGACCGGGATTTCCGGATCGTGGCAGCGCCGCCAGGATTCGACGTCGAACCAGGCGGCCTTGGCCGAAACCCAGAGGTTGAGATGCTTCGTCTTGAAGACGCCGGCCTTGCGGGGCATCGCGATCGCGTCGCGCTGCCTGGCCAGAAGGTAATCGGCGCCGACCGACACTCCGAAATTGGGATTCGCCTTGCGAAGCGCCGCTTCCGACTTCCAGTCGTCGTCCTGGTCGATCGTGTACTCGACGAAGAACGTCTCATCGTCGATCGGTGGACCGCCGCCGGTGCCGTAGCCGGCCAGCTTCGTCCGTTCGTCGCTCAGCCGGGCGTAGCAGGGCCCCGCCAAATTATCGCCGGCGGTCGTGATCAGGACCTGCAGGGGCTGATCCCGGGCGCCCATGCCGGTCTGCATTGTGTCGACCTGGCCGTCGTCGGCGTGCTCGTGATATTCGTCGTGGATCGAGCAGCTCGGGCTCTGCCCGTCGCCCGGATCCCCGGTGATCGTCTCGAACTTGCTCTCGTCGTCCACGCGCACCAGCGATCGCGCGTTCACGTCGACGCCGAACTTACTGCACAACGCCGGCGTTCGCATCGCCATCAGCCGGGCAGGCTTGAAGACCTCCCAGGCCTGCTTCTCGTTGGTCGCACCGGAATAGACCTCGGCGCCGAACTCGTTGTCGGCGCAGAGCATGTAGAGCCCGATTCCCGCCGATAGTGCCGACTTGCCGTTCTTCCTCGGCACGACGACGAACAGCGTCCGGAAGCGGCGGAGACCGTCGGCCTTGCGCAGCCACCCGAAGGTGCAGGCGAGGATCCAGATCTGCCACGGCTCGAGGCGGATCGTGTCCTTCGACTTCGCCCACTTGCCTTTGGTGTGCGGCAGCCGCTCGATGAAGCGGCAGACCCGCTCGGCCTTTTCGACGTCGAAGCGGAATGGAAAGTCCCGCCGCTTCTGCTTCTTCAGCTCGGCCAGGAACCGCTTGCACTGCAGCCTGATCGACTTGCAGGCCGGAATCTCGCCGGCAGTTACGTTTCGCGCGTACTCCTGCGCGATCGCGGCATACGGCCGCGCTTCGATCGACACATTACCCTAGGCCGCGCGGCGCGCCGCCTGGCGCTTGCGCCGTGCGATCTCACGCTCATGCTTGTGCTCGCCACCCCAGCGGTTGCCAGCGGCGATCGAGCCGGTCTCGCGCGGATCATAGACCCGTCGGCCGCGGCGAATTGCAAAGCTCCGCTCGTAGCCTGCGGGGATCCGGAGGCCCATCATCGCGAGAGCAGCCAGTGACAGTATGGCGGGGAATGCCGGCGAACTGAATCCGACGTAGGGACGGTGAAATTCAACCATGCGGGATGCTCCTCAGAATTCGTCGAATGCACCGGGTGTCGGCTTGTGGCCGCTGGCGATCCGCAGTGCTGCAGACGGGTTGAGCATCAGCTCGCCGATCAGCGACTGCGCCTGGCGCATCGCGTCCGACAGCATGGCCACTTCGGGCCGCGCCCGGATCATGGTCGCCCCGGTTGCCGTCTCGGTTTTGTAAGTGTCGCCTTCGACTTCGATGACCGCCTGGAACCGCTGGATCTGCTCGAGCCGCTGGGCGAGCAGCGCGACGTGCTGCGCATATTCCGGCGCCGATCGGCCCTGCTCCTCGAGGAGCGTGGCGAGATCCTTGAATATCAGCTGCGCCAGGTCCGACAGGTGCATCGGGCAGAGCATCGGCCCTGGCCCGGCTATCGCCGGCACCGGTGCCGCCGCCGGCGCGAGCTCGCGATCCTTCCTCAACGTCCCGGCGAGCGCCTTTAGCTTCGGATCCTTGCGCTTCCGTCCCGCCCCGGGCCGCGACCCGCCCTTAGCCATGGTCTACCGCCAGCGAACGCTGACGTTCCCGCGAAGCGTGTGCTCGGCCGCTTTGCCATTTTGGATGTACTTGACCGGCCGGCCGTTCTGACCGGGCCGCGTCCTCATGGCGCGGACCCAGCCTTCATTGCAGTCATAGGCGATCACATGGCGCACCGGCTCGCCATCGAGGAGGACATCGAACCGCGGGCCGACCAGCGCAATCAGCGGGTCATAGTCCGCATCATCCGACCGGCAGCTGCCAAACCGCGGGATGCCTGTCTCGCCTTCGAGCACGACTGCTTTAAGCTGAGTCATTTTTACCCTTTGATTTTGGCCGCGCAAAAAAAAGGC